AATCAGTCCCAAGAGTAACTCGTGTCGCCACTGGTGGTGGCGGTGGCACGATTGGTGCTATGTCAGACGTAGATTTGACAGATGTATCACAAGGTGGACTAGCAGAAGGTTCAGTCCTTGTATATGATTCAGCACAAACAAGATTTGTCGCCACAAATGTATTAAATCACATCACTATCAATGGGGGTAGCTTCTGATGGCATCACAAATTCTAGTTAAAAGGAGTACTGGTTCAACCGCACCAGGTACCATTACCTTTGGTGAACTAGCACTTACTATTGGTGCTAATGGTACACAAGCAAACGCAGGTGACCGTCTATTTGCAGGTGACAATAACGGTGCTGCTCAGGTAGTTGGTGGTAGATACTTTACAGACATGTTAGATCATGTTCATGGTACACTTACCGCTAGTTCATCTGTACTAGTCGATAGTAATTCAAAGATTGATCAGTGGTTAGTTGACGACATTGAGTTAAATGCAAATGTCATTACAACATCTACTACTGATGCTGACCTCATTCTTCGTGCAAATGGCACAGGTAAGATAGTAGTTGAAGATGGTCAGGAAGTAGAGTTTGGAACTACAGGAGATGTAGAACTCTCATTTAATGATTCAGATGCAGTTTTAGACGTTAAGCGTGTAGCAGGTACCCCCGACTTGCGTATCGCTGATGACATGAAACTTCATTTTGGTAATACAAAGGATGCTTCCATATATTATGATGAGACAACATCTGATAAGATACAGGTTGAGGGTGCTGATTGGAACTATGCTACTGGTGTTACTGCAAGTTATGCAGATACAACTGATGCTTCCAACGTAGCAGCTGCATCTGTAACCTTTGCTGGTGGTATCGGTATTTCAGCAACCACATGGACTAAAGACCTTAAGGTTGATGACAATACAACAATTGGTACAGCAGCTGGAGACTCCCTCAATGTCAATGCAACGACTACTTTCCAAAATGGTGTAACTTTCAATGGTCAAACAACCATAGCTGGTAGCACATCTCAGACTGGTCAGATTGAAATTGATAACCTTAAATTAGATGGTAATACACTATCTACTATTAATAGTATACAAGAATTGATTATTGACCCATTTCCTGCAGGTGGTGAAGCTGATGGTTTGGTCATAATTAAGGGAGACCTTCAAATTGATGGTACTACAACGACTGTTAACTCTGCTTCATTGAGTGTTAACGATCCTACTATTGAATTGGGAGATCCTACTACACCTGTTACAGTTAAAACTCTTGCTACTTTTGCAGGTAACGCAACTGTTGATGTTCAGGTTGATGCTGTAGAGCAATTATCAGTAGGTGATTCAATCACTGGTACTGGTATTCCTAATGGCACAACAATCTCTGCTATCAACACAGGTTCAAAAACTCTTACATTAAGTGCAGCAATTACTGCTGACCAAGTTGTTGGTGCTACCTTAACTACAGTTAGGGGTGCTGATGATGCAATGGATCGTGGTGTTAAAATCCACTACAATGCATCTGGAACCAATAAATTTGGTTTCTTTGGTTATGACCGCACAGGAGGTGCTGATGGTTTAGGTGCTTGGACATTTATTGAAGAAGCAACTGACACAGGCACTGTATTTGGACTAGCAGGTGCTAACCGTGGTACTGTTCTTATCGGTGATCTTGAATTAGATACTGATCTTGAGGTACAGTTTGGTGGTACTGGAGCAAGCACATTTACTACAAATGGTATTGTTTTCGGTAACGGAGCAAGTCCAATGCAAGTAACTGCAGCTGCAAACATGGCATCACCTGGTTCAGGAGATGATGCTACTACATCATATCAAGTATTGACTGTTACTTCAGCTGGAGTCCCAGTTTGGACAAACACACTTGACGGTGGAACTTTTTGATATTAACCAATTATGAACGCACAAATTGTTATTAACACATTACAAAAGAAAATTTCTGAATTGACATTAGTAAATGTGATGCTAGAAGCACAAATAGCTGACTTACAAAATCAGTTAAATAGTATGAATCAAGACCAACTTTCTGAGAATGCTATAGATGGCAACGAGAATCAAACTAAAGAGATCGACAGTAGCAGCGACGGTCCCGACAACTTCTAATTTAGAAGACGGTGAGGTCGCTCTTAATATAGCGGATAGGAAGTTATACGCTAGAAACGGATCAAATATAATAGAGGTAGCAAACCAAAAACCTAATACAGGTGAAGTGGTTACTACCATGCTTTCTACTGACATCACGAATGGTCAGGGAAATACTTACTATGTTGCTACAGTCGGTTCTGATACGGGTACTCTTGCCAATGGTGGTAATGCAGGATTACATCCAGATACACCATTCTTAACTATTACAAAGGCACTCACAACCGCAACTTCGGGAGATACAATTATAGTTGCACCAGGTGAGTATCAAGAAGTATTCCCAATGACTGTTGGGGATGGTATTACATTACGTGGAACTAATTTAAGATCAACATCTGTAAAACCAACAAATGCCACTCAAAGTAATACTGCATTTAAAGTTTCAGGCGATTGTCATATTTCTGATTTAACAATCAAAGATTTTTTCTATGATAGTGGTAATGATGATGGATATGCATTTGAACTCGTATCTTCAGTAGATTCTAGTCAGAGTCCATACATTGAAAGAGTAACAGTTACAACAAAAGGTAGTGTCGTTAGTGCATCAGACCCTTATGGATTTCAACAAGGTGATGCTGGTCGTGGTGCTAAGTTAGATGGTGCAAATATTAATGCTAATTCACAACACGCTGCTACTCTCTTTAATGAGTGTACCTTTATAACACCTAATCAGGTTGGTCTAAAAGTTACCAATGGTATTAGAGTTGAGTGGTTAAATTGCTTCAACTACTTTGCTTCTATTGGTATCCAAGGTGTTCAAGGTTCTACAGGTAAGTATGGAAGTGGTAAATTAAGAGTTAAACTGGGTGGAACTAGTGGAACAATAAATCCAGCTGAGATATTATACCAATTAGAAAATAGTTTCCAGTCGGGAACTTATTCTAGAACTGGGGATATTGTTACTGTAACAAGAACAGGACATGGTTTAGTAACAGGTGACTTCATCTATGCAGATCATATTAGTGGAGCTGGAGTTGATGCTTTTGAACCGATAGTATTGGTTGATGCTAATACTTTTACATATGATAATAGTCAAGCAGGTGGATCAGGAAGTACTTCTGGTAATATAACTTATAAAAAAGCAATTGCTCGTGTTATTGTTGGGTCAAATGATGGAACTTATGTTTATTCTGTAGGTGGTAATAAAGGAAGTGGAGAGTTTATAACTGCAACTAAACCAGTTAAGGGATTAACTAGATTTGGTGACTCTCAGATAGCCACTGCACAAAAGAAATTTGGATCAGCATCTATATTATTAGACGGAACGGAAGATAACGTAAAGGTTCCTACTGATGAAGACTTTGGATTTGGTACATCAAACTTCTGTTTGGAAGCATTCATTAGACCAGCTGACGTACTAGGTATACAACGTATATTTGATTTAAGAGATACTTCTGGAACAGATACTGCTCCTACAATGTATTTGAATGGTTCAACCTTACATTATGCTGTTGGTAACTCATCAACTCGTAGTGGTGGTACTTTATCAGCTGACACATGGTATCACGTTGCTGTTGCTAGAAATGGTGGTGTTACAAAATTATTCTTAGATGGAGTTGAGTTAGGAACTGGTGCAGATACTAATGACTATGGAATTACTAAACCAGTTGTCATAGGTTCTGATTATCAAGCATCTCCAACTGAAGCATTTAATGGATATATTGATGAGGTAAGAATTAGTAAAGGTGCTGCTAGATTCACTGGTGCATTCACCCCTACAACAGTCGAGTATGCGTCTGATTTGAATACAGTTCTATTGCTACATGCAAACGATACAGACGGTGCTACGACCTTCACAGACACCTCTGGTGGAACATCTGATATAAGAACAGATGGTGGTGATTCTGCTACATCTGTTATCACTGCTGACTATTCTCAGTTTGGTGCTGAACTACGTTCTGTAGCATCTGCAAATGTATATGGTACGAAAGGTGTACAGGCAGATGGTTCTGGTGTAAAACTAATATTGACTGCCCATAACTTTGGTTATGTTGGATCTGGTGCAGACTATACTAATGACCCATCTCTTGCTATTCAAAACAATGAGGTAGAAGAACTAAACGGTGGTAAAGTATTATATTCTTCTACAGACCAAGACGGTGACTTCCGTGTTGGAGATGCATTCTCTGTAGATCAAGAGACTGGTAACGTATCTTTCCAAGCAACATCAACAGCTCAGGCAGCTGCAAATATTACATTAAGCGATGCTACTGGAACAACTAATATATTCCCTGCATACATTGAAACAGGTAACTTAAGATTTGCGGGTAACAGCATGACTTCTACCACAGGTCAGGTAATCGTTGACCCTTCTGGTGAAGAAGACTTTGTTGTTAATGCTGAAACAATCGTTAAAGAAGCAGTTTATTTTGATGTTAATAAGTCAATATCATTTGGTAGTAATGTACAAGGTGCTCTAAAAATTGCAGGTTTTGGTGGAGCAACAGTATTTGGATCATCAGAAGCATCTAACTTCTCTACTAGATCATTCGTTGTTCTTAAAAATGGTTTAGGAACTGTTAATATTACTGGTGAGGGGTCAGGATATGTTGGTGGATCTCAACCAATTCAAGTAACAACTAATCCATTCCAACTTGCACAAGCAACAGCAGTTCTTGCTACAGATGGATCGTTAAAAGAATTTACTATAACAAATAGAGGAAGTAACTATACAATAGCACCAACTATTACATTATCTGGAACTGGTGGTGGTGCTGCAACTACAACTCTAGGACAAGCAGCGATAATAAACTCACTTGATAT